TTTTTTTTAATGGGGAATTTTTCTTTTTTCATTTTTTTTTATTCGATTATCTTCAGACAACTATATACACATATATGTGTATAACACTGTATCTCTCCTCGTGATGTTCACAAGAAGATTATAGTCTAGTATTGTTATGAATTACTTAGAATTCACATATGATTTGCAAGGGATTGTATTTACAAGGGACAATATTTACAAGGGACAATATTTACAGCAGAAAAAGAAATTTACAAGGGACAATATTTACAGCAGAAAAAGAAATTTACAAGGTGCAATATTTACAGTAGAAAAAGAAATTTACAATTGCAATTTGTATTTGAAGGGGATTCAACCGGTTATCTTCAAATAAAATTGTGGCACGCAAGCCTGATAAATCTATCCTAGGGCACACAGCCTGGATAGATCTATCTATATCCCGCAACACACAGCTGCAATCGATATATAAAAATTAAAAACGACTCTTGAATGTCATTTTTTGAAATCCAAGTTCCTTTATCACCCATTTATTTATTTTTTTCATAGTAATAGCTTTCTTACGAGTGATTTTAACTCAAACATCTTTTTTCTTCTCAAAGCTTAGAAGGAATCTTTTATTCGAAAATATTGAACGAACTTTGAAAGTGTCACACAACGTTTCGTGTGCCCAAAGACGATCACATTTGATTGTGCCATCTACGTAAATATGATCATGTTTTTGTTCTGTCAACAAATTGAGAAGATCTGTTTCATTTTTATTTTGAATAAGTTTCAAAGCTTTATCCGATAGGACTTCGTCAATGTCCGCATTGAGCATATCACGATCATCAACGTCATTTGTCATATCATTCACATCTGAATCGTATTCACTTTCGGTCTCTGCTGAAGAATCCACGAATCCTTCTCTTGTATTCTCGCTTGCAATCTCGCTTGCAATCTCGCTTGCAATCTCGCTTGCAATCTCACTTGCATTCTCGCTTGCATTCTCGCTTTCCTTCAGCATGTCGATATTTTGAATAAAGTTGTTTGTCATCTCGCTAATCTTTTCTAACAATCTAGTGTTGTCATTCACATTGACAAAAACATCAACCGAGATTGAATCTAATTTCAAGGATAGCTTCATTACTTCGATCAATTACTCAATACATAAAAATATTTGGAAAAATATTACAAAGACGTAACATATCCAAACTTAAACGCAATCGAAATCGAAATCGAAATCGAAATCGAAAAGTTTTCTTTTCATATGGAATTAATATTTTTTATACGATCCATTTGTTTCATTGCCTTAATTAATGTTCTATTCGTGTTGAGGAATTCGACCGAGTTCAAATCGAACCAACCAGTGTATATTATCTCCTTCGAATCATGTGGTGTGAACTTATTGACGGCATTCGAATCTAGTGTGAGAATGTAATATAAAGTATCGCATATTTTTATGAAGCTTTTGAAATCGTCTACAGGAAAGAAAATCCCTGTTTCTTCCAAAACCTCGCGCTGGGCGCCTAATGCTGGTAAATGCTTCTCATTCAATTCGAGGTGACCTTTCGGAAGACCAAATTTATATTCGCCCTTCATGTAAGATATCCTGTTCAGGACTAATACTATTTTCGTTTTATCCTTGCTCAATATTATCGCACCTGCTCTATTTACTCTTCCATAATTTATAGACTTTGTGAAATACGAGAACATGTGATTCAATCATATCTAAACTTTTATTTTTATATACTTTGAAAAAACGCAAAAATGGTTTGTAGAATTGAATAGAAAATATATATGTATATATAGTGTATTAATATTCAAATTCAGATGAATTCACCTATTATTATGACAAAGTATGAATTTGCCCGTATTAAAGGGATCCGACTCCAGCAGTTAGCTGATGGTTTCGAACCGCTTGTTGAAACCAAAAGTGATGACTCGATTGAAACAATTTTCGAAAAAGAACTAAAAGAAAAAAAAGTCCCATTATCTATCATTCGCAAGACAGGTTATAATTCAACAATCGAAATACCAGTAAGTTCGATGATAGTCAACAAATTTAATTGAAGTCTTACACATTTACATTTGGAGGGGCGAGATCAAACTGGACACGCGAATTGTTCTGTAAATTATTCATCTCTTGAGCTTGAACCGAATCAAGCATGTTAGGAGTTGTATCAACTTCGACAGTCTTGAATTGTTGAGCAGGCGCAACAGGTGCAACCGGAGCAACAGGTGCAACCGGAGCAACAGGCGCAATCGGAGCAACAGGCGCTGCAGAAGCAGGAGGAGGAGTCATCATAATCGGATCTTCGTCATCGACATCATCATCAAAACCACCAAATTTTCTCTTTGGGAAAAATCCTTTCTTTTTCCCTTTTTTCTTATACGCTTCTGCTTCTTCTTCGTCCGAATCCGAATCCGAATCCGAATCGGAATCGCTTTCTTCTTCGTAATAATCCTTGACATTAAGCAAAACAATCTTATCAATGGGTAGCATTTCTTCTATTGTTTCAATGAGGACATGAGTTATTTTCTCTTCAACATAAACATGATTCTTTTGTTTAACACAATCGTTCGTAATATCTTTGAAAATATACGCAGACTTCCATAGAATACGCGATAGATTCAAAAGAACTTTGTAAATAAATGATTCTATACAGGGAATCTTTACTTCAGGCTTCTCACTTTTTTTACTCAAAACAGAATTCAATATTTTAGTATGTAGAATGAAAATAGACTGCAGTAATTCTTCAATGTACTCGCACTCAGTGCGAGATTTAATCTCTTTCGCAACACTTGAAATTTTTTTCTGTTCGTATTTTGAGATTTCTTCTAACTCGTCTTGAATGTAGACAAGCGTTTTTTCTTCTTCATTTGCTTCATATGCATCATTTTTAGCTTTCTCAACAATTTCATCAATGAAGTCTGAAATAGGCTCTGTTAGTTTCTTTACGAGACGACCTGTATATTGCGTTTTCGCTGATAAAAGGATGTGATAACTATTATCCATTTCTTATTATAATTTAACATATATAAAATTTTAAATTTTAGAACATCTTTCCCGAGCAAATGTAGATCGTATTTTGCGTTTCCAAAATGACATCTCCGCCGACTTTGTACATGGAGACAAGAGGAGACGTAAATTCATCGTTTGACTTATAGAGCATTTTATCTTCTCCACTTTTAACAATTTTGCATTCTTTTCTTTGGCTAGTTTCATAGTAATCAAGAGAGATTTGTTTGTCGTTCTCAATAGCAATCAACGAAGCTTTTTGTAAGCAATTCGAGTCAATCATGTTCTTAATATATCTTAGCTACAAATAATTTTCTTGAAACTAAACGCATTTAAACATATAAACGGATTGTAATCTCCAATATAAAAATGTCGCTGATTGATCAATATATTAGAGTGCACATAGACTATGTCGCAAAGTTTGGTAAGAACACGATCGTACTCTGTCAAACAGGCAGCTTTTACGAAGTCTATGCATTTAGTCGCGATGATTGGCAAATCAATGTTGCCAACGAATTACTTGATCTCAAAATAGCCTCTAAGAAATCGAACAATACGTCCATATTTATGTGTGGTTTCCCAGATCATGCTAAGGCGAGATTTGAAAAGAAACTCCTTAAAAACAATTACACCGTAGTCTATATGGAACAGAGTATGGATTCACAAGGAAAAATTCAAAGAAACGTAACGAATGTTGTTTCAAATGGCAGTAACTTTAACGAATCAAATGAATCACTAATTTCGTCTATTTTGTTCGAGAAAGAAGATGATGACTATTACGCTCATTCTACGGTATTCGATACAAATACGGGACAAATTACCGTTATAGTTAATACTGAATCTGTGAGTGACACAACTTGCTTCATAGAATCCTTTGTAAATACGCATAGAATTTCGGAAATCATTACAAACGTTCCTTATGTAAATGACGATATACTCGTTCATCAGAGAAATTTCGAAATCAAGAGGGACAGCGAAATCACGTGTAATTTAGAAGAGTATTTCAGTAATTTCAAAAATTTATACATCGACATCAAAGATACAATCGGATTCAATCGTTTACTAGATAAGTCTATTCAAAACACAGTAAATCTTTTGGAATTCGTTAAGTTTCACAATGAAAGCCTTGTAAAAAACCTGAAGATGCCTATTATTCAAAAACGAAATGAATTTGTTGAAAAGTTCAATGGATTTGATTCTGTGATTGATACAGATTCCGTTTTCAAAGTAATAGACTTCACAAAAACTTATGATGGTTCAAAGAAATTGAGAGAAATCGTTCGAAATCCTCTATACGATGTAAACAAACTCAATGACAGATACGGAAATATCGACAAAATCTACAATAATCGCGAAATATTTAAAACAACAGATAAACTGAATAAGATTGCAAACATCAATCGAATCAATCGAAAAATTGAAATGGGAAAGATTGGGAGATTCGATATTTCGAAACTGCAAAAATCTAACAAACTTATATATGAAGTATTGCATGGGTTACTAGAGTTTCAATGTAATTGGATTCCAACAACAGATATACTCGCTGATTTCTTGGAATATATTGAAAAAATAGAAGATCATTTTGACATGGAAAACATCGAAAATGTCGAAACTCTGAATATTTTCACGAATGATAAGGAAATTTCGCAAATGTGCGATGAAATCAATACAATCAATGATAGAGTGAAAGAGCTGTCAAACACGTTCACTATAGACGTCAAAACACATTACACAGAGAAAACCGGATTTTTCTTTGAAACTTCGAAGAAAAGAGGTCAAGAATTGAAGGCGAATTTTCCAGAGTTTTCCTATCAAATTTTGACGAGTGTCGCAAAAATATCAAATAAGGAACTTAATGTGTTGAGTGAAAGATTTGAAAACCTGAATAGAAGGCTTGAAACCAGAACAAACGAAAAGATGAACGATATTTTCAACGATTTCTATTACAAGTGTTATGGTCCTATTCAAGCTGTAATAACGAGTATAACATGGACTGACGTGTTTCAATCTATGGCGTCATCAGCCATAAAATTGAATTTGAATCGCCCTATTCTGAAAGATGGTCCGGCTAGCTCGATAGAGTGCAAGGCGATGAGGCACATATTAGTCGAAAATTCATTAAAGAATACTAAAAATGCCTTTGTTCCTAATGATGTTGATTTAGTGCACGGTAACTATTTGTTGTATGGTGTGAACTCAGTAGGAAAAAGCGTGTATTTGAAGTCCATTGGAATAACAATTTTATTAGCACAATCTGGAATGTTTGTTCCTGCGAGTGATTGCGTGTTGATTCCATATAAAAAGATTTTTGTACGTTTCGGGAACAACGACAATTTGGCAAGAAATCACAGTAGTTTCATCAACGAAATTTACGAGATCGAAACGATCGTTTCGAAATGTGATCAAACATCGTTGATTCTCGCCGATGAATGTTGTAGCAGTACAGAAATCAAATCGGCGATAGAAATTGTCTCAACGACACTTCGATGGCTCACGGACAAAAAAGCGTCCTTCGTTTTTTCCTCACATTTTTTCGAATTGATCGAAAGCACTAAACACGTTGAGAACCTCTCGATAGCTTATTTGAAAGTAGTAGAAACAGAGAAGGATATCGTCTTCGAAAGAAAGTTAACATTAGGAATTCCGGAGAATATTAATTATGGCACTAAAATTGCGAAAACGGTATTTACAAATACAAAATTCAAGAAAATGCTAGAACAAAGTAAGGAATTCAAGCAAGTCAAATCACCTAAGTCGCGCTATAACTCAAACGTCGTCGTAAAATGCTGTACGATTTGCTCCTATTCTCCGACAAAATCAACTGACCTACCCTTAGACGTTCATCATATTGATATGCAAGCAGATGCGAATCAAGATGGTTTTGTCGGTGATACACATAAGAATATAGCTTCGAATTTAGTCGTCTTGTGTAAGAGTTGTCATCAGAAGACTCATCAAGGCTTCATAAGAATCAATGGTTGGAATCAAAGTTTGTCTGGAAACGCTTTGGATTTTGTCTTCACAAATGAAAAATTTCGATGTGTATGAATATGAGTTATGAAACTTCGCAGAAGTTCAAAAATTTCTTTTCATGTTTTTTTTTGTGTACTATATATATAATAACATGGATTACAACAAAATGAAAATGAGCAAACGTGTAGGTTGTTATATTTTACTTGCATTGGTAGTAATAGGATTAGTTCTGTTTTTCACAGTCGATCGGTCAAAAGAAAACTACAGCCCAAGAAATAAGGAAACATATTGGGCGGGTAAGGCTTACCAACTCGATTTAAAGAAACTGAGTTCTCAGGAAGCATATGATAAAGTTATGAATCGTCCTGAAAGAAGAAGAAAACTTAAATATTTGGAATTAAGAGCAGATTCTATAATATTTAAAATTGAAAATACCAGAAATATAATCACCCATAAAATGTTGAAAAACGAGCTAAAAATAACGAAAGGAGATATTAAAAAAGAAAAACGAAGATTGAAGGGCCCATTTATGCCGAAAATACCAATAATAGGGGGTCCCGGTAAATATAAGCGCTAATATTCAAACTGTTATTCCTCGCCAATTATCTAGCAGTTTTTCATCAAGGAACTCGAAGAATTCCGCGTAATTATTGTTATGAATCACGAAATCAAAATAAATCTCAGGCAATTTGGCAACCTGATTTTCAGTGTACGATGTTTCGATTGCATTCATATGGTCTTCCCAATCGATCGGATAGAGTCTTTTCACACGATCTTCAATCATATCTTTATCATTCCTTAAATTGATGACAAGATCAAATGTACCGCTAAGCTTGAAATATTCATTCATCATGCGAAGGTCATCGACAACGACAAAGTCATTCTTGCGAATCTGTTTCATTAAAGCATTCACCCATACATCTTCATCAATGTCTCGCATCTTGGTGGCAAGATTGATGAGTAAGTTTCGGTCCTTTACGGTCATTCCAAACAATTCATTCGCGAGTTCCTTGACTCTGCCAGCAAATGAAAGCCTTTTCCAAGTATGTTTCGAATATCTTTCAACAATTTCATTCGCAAGCGTCGATTTTCCGGAGCAAATATTCCCGGCAATCGCAATTTTCATTTTGATTCTCTTGCATTCTTATGACAATTTACTTTTATATGTCTAATCTTGAGTGCAAACAACGCTGGATTTACGCGTGTAAACTCGCTTGATACCGTAATCTTCCTTTAGTTTCTTATAAATCATTTGTTTTGTTGGCTCTACAATCTTTTTGTTTTCGAATGCAATCGCAAATTCGTCATTTCGACTAGAAACTCTGAAACGGTAATAAGTCATTCTTGTTCTTCCAATGTAGCTTTATGTTTATATGTTGAAAAAAAATATGTAGTAAATATAATATAGAATATCGTAATGAATATGAATATAGTAATGATATTGAGAATTTTACTCATCGTTCTCTGTGTGATCATAGTTCTCTCCTTGATACGAAAAGCCGTGTCTCAGAATTACGACTACACATTGAATGACGTCGACAACAACCAACTGCTAAGCGAAGAAATTAAAGTCCTGTCAGACCAGTTTAGGTCCATTGATAAGAATGCGGATGGAATTCTACAACGTTCTGAAATAATTTCTTACAGAGATGGTGCGAGTCTCGAAGAAGTAAACGCACTGTATGATGGGTATGATTATTCTGATGGAAATTTGATGAATGAAGATGAATTCATTAGAGAAAACGGAAATTTGGATAATTGGAATGTAATTCCTTCAAAACACTGTAAAAAAAAGAAAAATGAGAAAGAGTGCAAGAGAATGCAGAACAGTTGAGCGATTGAGGTTTTTCAATGATTGATCTTTTATTTACATATAATCACTATATTTATCGACATTTATAGTCGGCTTATTCGTTTTTGTTTTGAATGCACTGGGATCCCACATTTCCTCATTTTCGTCATCGGCTGCTGGCGGCTTGTAATTCCTATTCGAATAATCCCAACTAGCTTGGGAGCACAAACGAAACGGTGGATGTGGATCTGCTTTATACCAAAATATGCATTCTTCAATTTTGTTTGATTTCGAAGTGTTGTCGATGACCAAACATTCGTAATTAGATGTACACTGATCCATCACAGTGCAAAACGCATCGAAACTTGGAAACATTCCTGCATATGAATCATACAATCGTTTTCTATTTTGGATTATGTTTTCTCGAAGAATGAACACATAGTCTATATTTGTGCGTAAGTTTGGAGGAAGACCGAGTGCATATTGCATTGCTAAAATGAAGAAAATCTTATAGTGACGGCCGTTCATAAAAAGTGATCGAACAAACTTTGATTTGAAAATAGAAGAGTCGTACATACAATCATCCATAATGACAAATGTATTCGGGTTAATTCGTTCGTTTCCGGCTGTCTTTTTCTTTCTAATCAACTTTTCCTGTCGCATCAAAACTTTTTGAACAATATCATCACGATATTCTCCATGTATAAAGATGGGCGGTACCATTTCGGAATAAAAGCCATTTGCAGCTTCTGTTGCTGATATCACCGTGCCTACGGGAATATCGGTGTGATAACTCAGCAAATCACGCGTCAAAAACGATTTACCAGTATTTCTTTTGCCAATCATTACAACAACTGAATCTGGGGCGATTTTTACCATATCAAATTTTTTCAGTTGTAATTTCATCCCTATTAGTTCAATTTATATAATTTTGTTGAATATTTTACGCATCACATCGCAACACATCGCATATCGTATATTTTTTTGATATAAAAAGATATTTTCATAAATATTCAGTGAAATGTCTCTTGAATCATGGTTCAAGGACCTAAACAGCACCGAGTTGAAGTATAAGTTGATTTTCTTCACCGGCTCGTGTGGGTCTGGGAAAAAATACAAACTTCGTAAACTCTCAAATAAATACAATGTCAATATGATAAATGTGAATCCTCTTTATAATAAAGCCCATACACACTTTCCTAAAAAGGTGTTCTTAGAAAAATTAGTGGAAATTAGCACAAAACAAAATATAGACTCATTTTTCAAATCTTCAAAAGATGTGATCGTAATACACAATCTTCACATATTTGACAAAGCTTTCTTTGAGAAGATGTCCGAAATCAAGGCAAATATTGTAATACCTATAATTTGCCTATTGAATACATCTTTGATGAGTGAAAGATTTCAATCCTATGTCTTGAGGAATGCTAAGCATTTCAGTCATCGCATGTCCTTTGATTTTATCTTAAGCTATGTTAAAAATGAACTGGAACTTTTCAATTTAATCCTTAACGATGATGAAATCAATGGAATAGTAAAAACAAGTAAAGGAAACCTCATTCATATTCGAAAGAAAATAATACACATGAAGTTCATCAGTAAAGACACACGAAATACGACCACAATAAAGATCGATAAGTATATCGTAGAGAACTCGTTCAAGAATCTATGCGACAAGTCTCAATCTTGGTTACAGAAGACGGAAATAATTCGATCCCAATCTAGTTTGTTTCGGATGTTGATGCCAAAGCATATATGTAATGGACTTGATAAAGACAATCCCACAAATAAAATTGATATTGCTATCGATTGTTTTGAAAAAATCAAAAAAGCAGAACATGTAAGAAATTTTCATTACGCAACTATTTTGAAATACATATATCCTGCTTTAAGAGTGGGAACACAAACGATTAAGATAATATCGTTGACGCCTTCTTTTGTGAACAAGACGGAACGAAATTCACTTTCGAACGAAGAGAAATTGTTTGAGCTATATTACATCAAAGAGTCTATAAAGGAAGATGAGCCATTTGAATCTTCTTTAGATTTGACGAATTTCCACGATCAAGTCATCTTGAGTGGAAAGATTTTTAAGGACACTATATCAAAAAAGTCTGTTTCAATGTTTCAAAAAAAATATATGTGTATATTATAATAGATAATAGTATGAACTCATTGAAGCCAATGAAGCCGTCTGACTATTTTGGAAAAAAAGAAAACACTGACATTCCCTTCGTAGGAATAGGATATGGCCGCGATTTTACCTCATTCAAGCCCCATAATGAACTCTATCGTGGTTCGGAAGGGACTATGGATCAATTTAGCGTCCGTGATAGCATTATTGATTCCGCTGAAGAAAGAATAGTGAAGAATCGATCTAAAGTTGATAAAACTGTCAATATAAAGAATGCTCTTGTGAGAAAGAAGGAATATGTCCCTAAAAAATACGTAAAGAAGATTAAAAGCAAAAAATAAAATCTAATTATAGTTAATGGATACACAAAACGTGAACGGACAAAGACAAGAGAAAAAAGACGAAGACGGAGGAAAAACGGAATTCGAAAGGATGACTGTCGTAGACCTTATGGATCGTTTTATTAAGACATGGTTTAACATTTTTGATAAATTGCTTACTCCTAGCACTTACAAAAAATTGAAACTCGATGAAATCGACTCTGATGATAATCTTGTTGAAGTATGTATCTCGAAAATGCAAATTTTGTTCGTAATTTTGAAGGAAATCTTATGGAAAAATGAAGAAAAACTTTTTGTTGGCCTTGGTTTCGTAATTTTGAGCTATTTTGTTTTCTTCGTTATAGCTTCTAAATGAGATCACGATCACGATCACTTAATCTTTTTCTTAGGGCGAATTTGATTCGTATGACCACAAGACTTTTTCCTACAATTCTTAGCTCGCGGTGGCAAACGAGCATAACATTTTCGGCATATCATTTTTTCACAATTGTATGATTTGGCTAAAGCAGCAAGAGAAGGGTCATACACCATATTTTATAACATATAAAATTTGAAATTCAAAAAAAACTACAGACAGATTCTGTATTCTTTTCACATATGTACATTTGCAAACAGCTTTGTAGCTTCACTCATTTTCAAGTTTTCTTGTGAATAGAAACAAGGCATGTTTTCAGCGAAGA